CCTTTCCATTCAAATACTTAGAAACTGTCGAAGAAGAAACCCCAAGAGCTTCCGCAATCTCTGAAGTGCTGTAGCCAGATGCGCTAAGTGCAGCGATACGATTCTGTTTAGCTGTGCTCAGAGCAGTGCTTGCACGAGGAGTCGCTCTCTGACGAATAGTATCGGTATTCGTGTTATTCAGAATTTGCGTAAGCTTGTTCTCCGAAATTGCTCCGGCCTGAATGGCTTCCCATTCTTTATCCGTAATTTCGATGTTAGATCTCTTAGCCCCAACAGAACTCCTTGCCTGTGCCAGAGCCTGCTGACTTGCCTTCTTAACTTCTGCTTTTGTCATATCCGGATTGTCTTTTCTCTTAGCCGCAACAGTAGCATTCGCCATTGTCTGAGCCTGCCTCTCTCTAGGAGCATTTGCCAAAGCCAAATCCAGCTTAGCATTTAAAGAGTTTACTTCTTCAGAATAAGTTGCCTTAGCAGACGCAGAATAAGCAATTTTACCTGTACTCATCATCTCCCTACGAGCCTGGTTAGCTAAAGACTTCATAGAATTTGCATAATCGGCATAAGCTTCTTCCTGGGGGGTACCTGAAGAAAGTGTACGGGCATCTTTTGTTTCAGCCATCTTTGTACTCTTCTGAGTTCTCACCTGAATTTTTCCATTCTTATCGACATACTCTTCCTTAACAGACTTGTATGACAAAGAACCATCTTCATTGATTGTCGGGGAACCTTTTCTCTTAAGAACCTGTGTCTCAGATTTTGCTCTTGAAATGAGGGTAGATGCACCTTCATGGTAACGACCTTCTGAATCCACATTTCCCTGATACTTCTTCTTAAGAGAAGCGATACCGTTATCGATTTCACTCTGCTTATAATCCAGTTTGTGTTTCTCGGCATCAATTACAACCATACTGTGACGAACTGCTCTCGCTAATTCATCCTGTGTGGCTCCCTTCAGAGTCATATCAGTAATCAGATTCGATACTTTACCCATTTCTGTCTGAGTATTTCTCATAATCTTATACTCTTTACCATTACGATAATAATGATCTACACCATCAGCATCCTTCTTAACTGTTCCACCATAAGCATCCTTGGTATCAAAACCTTCCAAACCTTTTAATGGAGAAGTGGAGGTAATCTTTACCTTACTCTTGGTGGAGTTGCAAGGAATTACCATTACGGTATCACCATCAAAGTCCGCTCCAGATAAACGGTCCGCATTCTTCTTATTGATACCAATCGCATCTGCCGGTGTGTTTCCGAGAACGCTCTTTCCTTCAGCCAGCTTATTGTTGACCTTCAGAATAGGAATCTCAAAAGTTCCACCATGCGGGTATCGAATCAACGCAACTGTTTCTCCATCTTTGTAGTTCGGAGCATATACCTCATTGTCTTTGATTGTTGTTAATGGGAGAATTACCTGGTACTTCTGACGAGGTAACGCCGCTGCCTGCAAATGTACGGCGGCCGCATCGCAATCGTCAGCAAATGATTTTAACAGAGCCTTCTTTACAGTGGGGTTTGTTAATGAACAGATTTCATCATATTCTGCCTGCTTATCAGCTTTTGCCAAACCTAACTGCTTTTTGATAAGTGTCAAACTCTGCTTAGAAAGAAACTGTGACGGAAGTGTCTTACTCCATTCACCCCAATCGCCTTCTTCTGCTCTCTTATTGATCAGAGAAAGAGACTGTTTTTTTCCGGTTACAGGATCTGTATACTTACCCTTTGGATCATCGTAATAGCTCTGACCTCCATGCTCCTTAATCAGGGAACCAAACGGATTATCTGGATCATCCTTAATTTTCTTGAGAACATCTTTTGTAGGAGTGCCAGACTTTTTATTAGTGTTGAAAATCACATCAACGCCATCCGGCATATTATCAGAGTAAACAGCCATACCTTTAAGGTAGTGAGTTCCGTCAACCATAATACGGACCTGTGCATAATGAGAATCACCTAAAGACAGGTCTTTCACGCCTCTACGGAGTTCAATTACACCATCCTTATCAACGCCACCTTGATCGGCATAGCGGATCTGCAAGCGCTTTGAATCCATGCTGGCCGGATACTCAAAAGATTTTCTGAAAGACTCCCCATTGTCATAGGAGATGTAGTCTCTTACAGAATGGACATTCTCGAAGTCATAAATATCTTTGTGCTCGGTTCCCGGTGGACAAATGACCTTGATATTGGTCTGCTTTCCAGGATTGGTAACCTGTGGAACGCCGCCGCCATAAATCGGATAACCTTCCAATTTCAGCATATAAAGAGTTTTTCTTTTGACACGCCAAGTTCTTTTTCAACGCCGGTTCCGACATCGATCATTCCCTTTTCTTCAATGAGTTTTCGCAGAACATCCGCAGTGGCCTTAGCCTGGTTCATTCTGTTTTCCGAAGTTTCGTTCAATAAAGAGCGGACAGACGAGTCATTAGCAAATCCCATCTTATCGGCAATTTCATTTAAACTGTAACCTTTTTCACGAAGACCCTTTGCTGTTGCTACCTGAAGAGCACGACGTTCATCTTTAGCGAGGCTCATCTGAGTACGAAGCTGTGTGGTAGTCAAACCCATATTCTTAGCAATGTCTGTTTCGCTCATTCCGGATTTTTTTAATTCCTGAACACGACTAAGAAAATCACCGCTATGCTGATATGGATTCTCTCCAGAACCATAAGGGTAACGCCCAGAACGCCGTGGCATACCATAATGCATTAAAATATCTTCCACAATGGAATTCATAGCTTACCCCTCCTGTTCTCTGATTTTCTTAATCACCTTATCAAAAGTAATAATTCGGTCCATGATTGGAACAATATCTTCAGCCGTTGGGTTATGATACAGAATTTCATTGTTCTGATAGATTCTCAATTCCATTTCAATATCCCCAGGCTTCACTTTATATTCCAAACAAAAAAGAGCGGCATATATTTCAAGCTGCTCCATGTGCGCCGGAATCTTTCCGGTCTTCAAATCGTGAATTCTTAAGAAGTTATTCCGAAACAAAATCGCATCGGCTGTACCAAAACAATTATCGGAATAGTAAAGGATCTGCTCCGGTGTCATCTTAAAGCCGATGGCATCATTCACATACATATTTAATGTCTGCTTCGATTTTGGTAATTTCTGATTGAGCATGATGCACTGTGCTGCAAATGCATGTAATACAGTTCCTTTTTGTGTGGCAAGGAAATTTCGATATGCTTCCGCAACTTTATCCTCACCATAATTTATCCAGTGATATTTACTGGCACCAAGAAAGGCGTGTTGTCCTTCAAGGTTCGAATGATTGTTGAAGTTCATCCAGTACCTCCTCTTTATTCTCCGGACATATAAATCTTGAAAACGACATCTGATTCATACGATCCACATAATATTCCTGATTCGGCTGCTTCTTTGCGCCAGCGCTTTTTTTACATTCTAAGGAAGCCCATTTGTCTTTGTGAAGAACCAGCAAATCTGGAATGCCCTGAATGTAGGTCGGGTCATTTTTCATCACGATACAACCCGGAAATCTTTCTTTCAGTTCCTTGATCAAATTTGCCTGGAACTTATTTTCCAACATAATGGAGTCTCCTTTCAATTTTCTAAAAACTCAAAAGAGGATGTGGTATTTAATAAAAATGCCTATTTATCCTCTCTCTTCATAAAAGGGCATGTTTTTTTCGCGCGCAAAAAAGAGCATAAAAAAAGACAGAGACACGATTAAGCATCTCTGTCCAAATATGTAGTTGTCAGCTGTTATTTCTTAAATACCGGATCAGTATCCAAATCAACCATAAGCCACCGGTACACAATGTAAGAATCACATCAAGGATTAACCCAGCCGTGCTACGCTTTTTCTTTCCACCTTTACTCATCTATCGTTTCTCCTTTCTTAGCTTCTATAGCTTTTCGATCTTTCTTAAATATCTTTCCTAAACCACTCTTAGCAGAATCCATAGTTTCAGAAACACTTTCTTTCAAACGTTCTTTCTTCTCCTGCTTCTCAGCGGCCTTCTGTTCTTTAGCCTCCTGTTTAATACGAACGTCATCATCAAATATCTTTTGGCTCTCCTCGATAACTTCAGCCGTTATGTATCTCAGACAAACAGTTGTACCGACTTTCACCTTAGCGCCCTGCTTAGGATTTGAGTCTATGACTTGGGTATCCTCGTAATCTCGATACTTTGGATCTGCTTCTTTCATACGAAGCTTACTCTTTGAAACTTTCAAGCCACGTTCGGTTAATAATTCTTCAGCCTGTTCCAGGTCTATCGGAAATCCCTTACGATATAATTCTGGAATGATAACTTTCGTATCTATTTTTTCAGTCGGTTTATTCTGTGCGTTATCTATTGCTTTTTCGACCAAAGGTGTAACCGCAGTAATCAAACCGCCAACAGCTCCGATTGCTCCTATGACACCCGAAATATTTTTATTCGATTTCGTTCCCATACAATCACCCTTTCCATACTTAAGTAAGAATTTAGGGCAAATAAAAAGTGCGCCCCAATTTGAGAGACGCACCGAAAAAGCGCATCTCTTATTGTTGCCACACAATCTCTTCGCCGTTCAAGGGTACGAGTAAAAGAGAATACACTTTTTACCAAAGTTATTCCCTCGAACGCGATTTCATTATTAGATTGTGTGGCTCTTATAGTATAGCATGAAGCACACAAAATGCAAAGCGGATTCTGTAGCTAGTTCCTAGGCTGCAAGCATCTTAGCACGCTTTGCCATATCATCATAAATAACCTTGGTTCCGTCTTCCAAATATACGACAATGCTCATGTAGTTGTATGGACGGTAATCCTGGGCTTCTTTCGATAACCGCGGATACACCGATTTGAAATTATTGAAAATATCTTTCCATGTTACTTTTCTCTTTACATTCACGGCAAACCTCCTATCGGATACAATTCACCAAATGGATACCCACAATACGAAGCTCCGGCACCTGAATAAAAATCCCTAGGAATGGTATAACCGAGCATCACATCTTCAAAAGATTGATACGGCGGATTATCAACCCATAGCCATTCTTGTGATATGGCGATTTCATTTTTCATCGTCACATGTGCACCATTCGGAATATCTTTATTCACTCGCAAATGATGCTGAAAATGTTCACACAACCAATCCTCGACTAATTTCTTATCGTAAATCATAAAATCACCTCTTTCTTGCTTCTGGTCAAAAACCCACTTTTATTCGCCTATTACTATATATTTTTAAACTTTCTATCATAATAGTTTGGTATTAAAAGTGGGAAAGTGGGCAGAAAGCCCGCAAACCCGCATAAATACTGGGTTTTTACTGGTCAAATCCGGGTTTTTGAAAGTGGGCAAAACCGGGCAAATGGCCAGAAATTTGACCAAAATTCATAAATTTTCTCCAAATCGACACCAATTTTTCAGTTCTGGTCAAAAATATCCGGGCTTTGGTCAAATCCTAAAACCCAAAAGTGGGCAGAAAAATGACCTGCTACTACAAAGATTTTTAACTTAGATTAGTTGAAATCGGTCAAAAATTTCGTCTCTGATAGGGCAAATTACGCTTCACAACAGGCTTATAATTGTACGTAGACATCTTAGAATCCGGCACATGCTTTACAGATTTATGCCTTCGCCTAGTACAAATTTTACGTTTCTCTTCTTCAGAAGCATACATTTGTCCGAAGGCTTCGCTCAAAGCTTTAGCCAATTTTTCCATCGGCTCCAAAACTTTGTTCCACGCTTCCGCCAAAGTTTCACACGCTTTCTGTAATTCTTCCATGGTCATCATAAACTCTCCTTTATGTCATAAATACGGTTTAATGATACTTTCGTAATTTTTCCTCCCTTTTGAACCATTGCGTAGTCTCCGCTCCAAAATCCAGTTCCGATCTGCAATAATTCATAAGTATCAGTATTTAATTTACATCTACTGCAATCGTCAACCACGTTGAACATTTCTTGAGTAGATACACAAGCAGAACAGGTTGAGTAATCTGGTCTTACTTTACAGATTTTCATCTCACCTACCTCCAAACCTTTCCTGT